AGGCATGGCAAATGAGACGCTTGTGTCTCAAGCAAGGGAAATAGCTCTTTCTTGCGGGTTGTCTTGCTCAGAGGTCAAGCATAGCAAATCAAACTTCGACACTGACACGTATAAAGTAAGCATTTCAGGAGACCTTGCCAGAATACCTATTCTGACAGAGAAAAAATCCTTCGGGGACTACAAGCCAAAAACAAGAGGAAGAAGAAATAAAGTCTCAATTGAGAAAATAGGAGTGCAGCCATACGTGGGAATACAGGTAGACGCAGTGTGTGACAACGAAAGAAAGCTTGTTCTTAGTGATTACACGATAAGTATGAATAGTGGTAAATGGGAGAAGCCTGAGAACATACTAAACAACTGGAGGGTCACAAAGACATGTCTCCGACTCGGAAGTAAGATCATAGGCAAGTGCATGATGGGATCAACGTGTAACGCGCTGAATAAGGGTGGAGACAACTTCAAGAAGCTATACAACGACTCTGATACATCTACAAGAAACTCAAACGGACAGACAAAGAGCGGCATGTACAAACTGTTCATTCCTATGGAGTGGAACATGGAGGGATTTATTGATAGGTACGGCATGCCAGTGTTCAGAACACCTAAAACACCAGTTGAGGGTAACGATGGTGGCACGATAAAAATGGGCGCAATAGACTACTGGGAGAATGAAGTGCAATCTCTAAAAGGAGATGCTGACGCACTGAACGAGTTCTACCGACAGTTCCCACGTACCGAGTCGCACGCATTCAGAGACGAGAGCAAGGCATCACTGTTCAATCTTACCAAGATATACCAGCAGATAGACTACAACGACAACATGATAAAGGAACACCACCTGACAAGGGGTCGATTCCATTGGGAGAATGGTATAAAGGATACGAAGGTTATATGGACACCAGACAAGAATGGTAGGTTCTTGGTGTCGTGGATACCTCCTGCAAATATGCAGAACAGATACGAGATGCGTAATGGAAGGAAGTATCCAGCAAATGAACACATAGGCTCGTTCGGATGTGACTCATACGACATATCTGGCACTGTAGGCGGTGGAGGATCTAACGGTGCGCTACACGGGCTTACAAAGTTCAACATGGATGACGCTCCGAGCAACGAGTTCTTCTTGCAGTACATAGCAAGGCCGCAGACGGCTGAGATATTCTTTGAAGAGGTTCTAATGGCGCTTGTGTTCTACGGTATGCCTATACTTGCCGAGAACAATAAACCAAGGTTATTGTATCATCTGAAGAATAGGGGGTATAGGGGATACTCAATGAACAGGCCAGACAAGCCAGCTATGAAGTTATCTACAACTGAGAAAGAACTTGGAGGCATACCCAATACGAGCGAGGATGTGAAGCAGTCCCACGCTGCGGCAATTGAGTCTTACATTGAGAAGTATGTCGGAATGGACTTGGAGGGTACGTTCAGAGACCCTGACGATATGGGGTCAATGCCATTCAACAGAACACTTGAGGACTGGGCAAGGTTTGATATAAACGCAAGGACAAAGTTTGATGCTTCAATCAGCTCAGGTCTTGCCATAATGGCGAATCAGAAGAACCTGTACACACCACAGAAAGTTCAGTCAAAAATAAGCATTAACTTTGCAAGATACGATAACTCAGGCAAATCCAGCCGATTAAACCGATAGATGGAGGAAGTAACAGTAAATGTTTCCGCTGCGGGATTTCCCGACCAGTTTGCAACAGACAAGGAGAAGGAGAGTTTGGGTTACGGCCTTATGGTTGGGCAGGCCATACAATATGAGTGGTTCAAGAAGGACGGGAACGGCTGTAGGTACTACGACCAGTTCAGAGAGTTTCATAAGATGCGTCTGTACGCAAGGGGCGAACAGTCCGTGCATAAGTACAAGAATGAGCTTGCCATTGATGGAGACCTATCGTATCTGAACCTTGACTGGACACCAGTCCCTATCCTGCCAAAGTTCGTTGACGTTGTCGTCAACGGAATGACCGACAGGTTGTTTAAGGTGAAGGCATACGCTCAAGATGCATTATCATCAGAAAAAAGAAATTCATATCAGGACAGGATAGAGGCGCAGATGGTCAGTAAAGACCTTCTCCTTCAGATACAAGAAGATTTCGGCATTAACCCGTTCACAATGAATCCTGATGAGGTTCCAGAAAGTGACGAGGAGCTGTCTCTTCACATGCAACTGAACTACAAGCCAGCTATTGAGATAGCCGAGGAGATTGCCATCAACACGATTCTTGACGAGAACAGGTATCAGGACATAAGAAAGAGGATTGACTATGATCAAATGGTACTTGGCATATCAGTCGCAAAGCATGAGTTTAAGAAAGGGGCTGGCGTTGTTATTGATTACGTAGACCCAGCGAACGTGGTCTATAGCTATACCGAAGACCCGTACTTCAAGGACTGTTTCTATTGGGGAGAGATAAAGACCCTCCCAATGACCGAGCTTATAAAGATAGACCCAGACCTCACAAACGAGGATATGGAGACCATTTCCAAGTACAGTCAGAGCTGGAATAATTACTATAACGTATCTCAGTTCTATGAGAACGACATGTTCTATAGGGATACATGCACGCTTCTATTCTTCAACTATAAGACGACAAAGAAGTTCGTATACAAGAAGAAGATGCTTGAGAGCGGTGGTGCTCGTGTAATAGAGAAGGACGATGAGTTCAACCCGCCACAGGAGATGATGGACGAAGGCAACTTCGAGAGGGTTGAGAAGACCATCGAGGTGTGGTATGACGGCATCATGGTAATGGGTACTAATATTGTACTGAAATGGGAGCTTGCAAAAAACATGGTTCGACCAAAGTCAGCAAGCCAGCACGCTATGCCTAACTATGTTGCGTGTGCGCCAAGGATGTATAAGGGCGTTATTGAGTCTCTTGTAAGGAGAATGATACCATTCGTAGACCTGATTCAGCTAACACACATAAAGATGCAGCAGATTATTGCTCGCATGGTTCCAGATGGTGTATTCATTGACGCTGATGGACTTAACGAGGTTGACCTTGGAACAGGAAACGCATACAACCCAGAGGATGCGCTTAGGCTATACTTCCAGACTGGTAGTGTCGTAGGAAGAAGCTACACACAGGATGGTGAGTTCAATAATGCAAGGGTTCCAATTCAGCCGATAAACTCTACTGGTAGTGCGTCTAAGATGCAACTATTAATAGCAAACTACAACCACTACCTTGACATGATCAGGGCGGTAACTGGTCTTAACGAGGCAAGGGACGGGTCAACGCCTAATCCTGACGCGTTGGTAGGTGTTCAGAAACTTGCGGCAATGAGTTCAAACACGGCCACAAGACACATCCTCGAATCAAGTCTATTCATGATAAGGAGAATATCCGAGGCGCTATCTTATAGGGTAGCTGATATACTTGAGTACTCTGACTTCAAGGAGGAGTTCTTGAATCAGATCGGTAAATACAATGTAAATACGCTTGACCAAATAAAAGACCTGTACCTATGCGACTTTGGTATATTTATAGAACTTTCACCAGACGAGGAGCAAAAGGCTCAGCTTGAGGCTAACATTCAGATGGCATTATCCAAACAGGACATCAATCTTGAGGACGCAATTGACATCAGGGAGGTGAGGAATATAAAGCTTGCCAATCAGTTATTGAAGTTCAAGCGCAAGAAGAAACAAGAGGCTGACCAGCAACAGTCCATGCAGATGCAACAGATGCAGGCACAGTCACAGATGCAGGTTCAGCAGATGGCAGCACAGACGGCTCAACAGAAGATACAACTTGAGGCGCAGGCGAAGATGCAACTTGAGCAGCTTAAAACAGATCTCAGCGTACAGAGACTTGATGCCGAGGCCAAATACAAGCTTATGTTGATGGAGCGTGAGTTCGAGATGAACATGCAGCTACAGGGCATGACCCAAGAGCAGCTCAAGCAGCGTGAGGACATGAAAGAGGAGGCAAAGGGAAAGCGAATAGATAAGCAGAACACACAGCAGTCAAAGCTTATCGAGCAGCGAAAGAACAACCTGCCTCCAATGAGCTTTGAATCGAACGAGGACAGCTTAGATGGTTTCGACCTTGCCGAGTTCTCTCCTCGATAAAAAATAAATCAATAACTTTGCACAAAATCAAATCAAATGGCTGAATTTAAGGTAAGAGACCTCGGAGAGGTAGAATCAAAGTCTGTTCAAGAAGTAGAGAAGGCGCTTCTCGAAAAACATGAGCAGCAAATGAATCAGGAGGGGGATCCTGTTATTAAGAGTGAAAATCCTGTCGAAAAGCAGGAGTTAAGTATAAAAGACGAAGACGTTCTTTCACATATTAAAAACCGATACGGCAAGGAGATAAACTCACTTGATGAACTCTTTGCCGAGAGGGAGGCATCCACTGAACTACCAGAGGATGTCGAGGCTTTCTTCAAATACAAGAAAGAGACTGGGCGTGGCATGGACGACTTCATGAAGTTGAACAAGGACTACGATCAGATGGACTCTGACCTGTTGCTGAGGGATTACTACAAGCAAACGGAAGAGGGGTTGGATGATGATGACATCAAAGACCTTATCGACTCAAAGTTC